ACTAGCTTATGAAAATCTTCCTATGTGGTTGCAGCAAGGTGTCATCACATGGAACAAAGGTTCAGTAGAACTCGAAAATGGTTCTAAAGTTATTGCTGCTGCTACTTCATCATCAGCAGTTCGTGGAGGATCATTCAATGTAGTATTCTTAGATGAGTTCGCATTCGTTCCTTCTAACATTGCTCACGAATTCTTCAACTCAGTTTATCCTGTTATCTCATCAGGTAAGTCAACAAAGATTATTATTGTATCTACTCCAAATGGCATGAACTTGTTCTACAAGCTATGGATGGATGCAAAAGAAAAAAGAAACAACTACAAAACATTTGAAATTCACTGGTCGATGGTGCCAGGTAGAGACAATGCATGGCGTGAAGAAACTATTCGAAACACATCAGAGCGACAGTTCCAACAAGAATTTGAAACTGAGTTCTTAGGTTCTACTAACACTTTGATTTCCGGATCAAAACTACAAGAGTTGGCTTATGCTGAGCCAGTAGAAAAGAGAAGAATAGCCAAAGAAGAAATTTTGGATGTCTATGAGCAACCTGTCGTTGGTGATGGTGAAATTACCAAAGACCATGTGTATGCAATCTGCGTAGACGTTGCTGAGGGTAAGAATATGGATATGTCTGCTCTGTCAGTCATAGATATATCAGAAACCCCCTACAGACAGGTTGCAAGGTATTCTAGTGCATTTATATCACCTGTTCTCTTTCCCACTATTATATACAATGCAGCCAAATACTACAACAATGCCTATGTACTGATAGAGGTAAATAACACTCCACAGATTGCCGAGATTCTTCATGGTGAAATGGAGTATGAGAATGTGCTTAAAGTACAAACTGGTAATAAAAAGGCTCAACAGATTTCAGCAGGATTTGGTAGAGGTGTTCAGCTAGGATTGAAAATGAGCAGCCAAGTTAAACGAATTGGTTGTACGAACCTAAAGACACTCATAGAAACAGACAAACTCATAGTAAAAGACTTTGAGACTATTTCAGAACTCACATCATTTGTTTCCGACGGTACCACATGGAAAGCAGAAGAAGGAAAAACAGACGATGTAGTAATGACTTTGGTTATGTTTGCTTGGATGACCACTCAGAAATATTTTAAAGATGTTGTCAATCATGACTTGAGAAAACAGCTTCAGCTAGAAAAACTTAGTCAGATGGATGAAGAAACTATCCCGGGTCCTATAGTGGATAACGGATTAGATGTTCCGTTCTTGGTAGAAGATGGTGATGTATGGGTTACAGGAAATCAAGGTGAGGTTTATGCTGACTATTTCAGAGAAATAATGAGAAACTGATATATTCTAAATATAATATACAGATTTTTACACCTGCCAATTTATAATAAAATAAGGAGAAAAAAATGGCAATTCAGTTATCTCCAGGAGTAAACGTATCGGAAATTGATCAGACTACGGTTGTTCCTTCAGTCCCTACCACCGCTGGTGCGTTTGTTGGTACCTTCTCATGGGGCCCAGTAATGACACCAGTTCTGGTTAATAGTGGTGTTACACTAAGAGAGATTTTTAGCACACCAGATTCTAACTCAGCAGTCTCTTTCTTTTCGGCATCAAACTTCTTATCTTACGGAAACAACCTATCTGTTGTTAGAGCCGTTGGAGCAAACTCAGTAAATGCTACAGCAAACAATGCAGGACTTCTAATTCAAAACGAAGATGCGTATCTTAACACATATCTAAATGCTGATTCTGGAAATGCTTACGGTTCTTTTGCTTCTAGATATCCTGGAGTTATGGGAAATTCTTTAAAAGTTTCTGTATGTGCAAACACAAGTCTATTCAGCACATGGGAGTATAAAGGATTCTTCTCATCTGCACCAGGCACTTCAGATTTTGCAACATCTAAAGGTGCAACAAACGATGAAATGCACATTGTAGTCATAGATGCTAACGGAATGTTTGGACAAGCAAACACTGTTCTAGAGACATATGCATTTGTATCTAAAGCAGGAAATGCAATTAAAGCTAACGACGGATCACCAAACTACTACAAAGAAGTTCTGTTTGATAATTCTTCATATGTGTATGCTATGGATCCTCCACAGTATGCAACTACAAATGCTACCTGGGGAGATAATGCTGCAAATGGAGTAGTTTATGCCACTCTAACTAGCAACTTTACAACAACTTTGGGTGCTGGTAGAGATGAAGTACCTTTAGCTGGAGACATCACAACTGGTTGGGATTTATTTGCTAATAAAGAAGAAGTTGACGTATCGCTTCTGATTACTGGAGATGCTGGAGGAGAATCTTCAGCAGTTGCAGTTCAAAACCATGTAATTAGCCTAGCAGAGTCTCGTCGTGACTGTATCGCTTTTGTTTCTCCACTACGTTCAGATGTTGTTAATGCGGGTAGCGTTTCTACAATTACCACGAACGTTACTGGTTGGGTAAATTCTCTATCTGGATTTTCAAGCTACGCTGTAGCTGATTCTGGATGGAAATATCAGTTAGATCAGTACAATAACGTATATCGTTGGATTCCTCTAAATGCTGATATTGCTGGAACATGTGCATTTACTGATTCAGTAAGAGATCCATGGTACTCACCAGCTGGCTTCAACAGAGGTTTAATTAGAAATGCTATTAAGTTAGCATGGAATCCATCTCAAACGTATAGAGATACTTTATATTCTACTGGTGTTAATCCTGTTGTTTCTTTCCAAGGGCAAGGTATCATTCTGTTTGGAGATAAGACACTACAAGCAAAACCTTCAGCATTCGATAGAATCAATGTTCGCAGATTGTTTATCACACTAGAGAAGTCAATTTCTAGAGCAGCAAGATTCTCTTTATTTGAAATCAATGATGCGTTTACTCGTTCACAATTTATTTCGATTGTAGAACCATTTTTAAGAGATGTTCAAGGACGTGGTGGTATTACAGATTTCTTAGTAGTCTGCGATTCCACAAACAACACTCCTCAAGTAATCGATTCAAATCAATTTGTTGGCGACATTTATATTAAACCAGCACGTTCAATCAACTTCATTCAATTGAACTTTGTTGCTGTTGGTACTGGAACACAATTTACAACCATCACTGGTGGCTAATAAATAAACCAACAAATAAAATAAACAAGGAGAACTTAAATGTCGTTTAACATTTCTAGATTCAGAACAAATATGATTAATGACGGAGCCCGTCCTAATCTATTTGAAGTTGAACTTACACTTCCAGGTCAAGGACCTAGTGCTGGAGGAACTGCGGCAGGATCTTCGACTATTCCAGAATTAGCTGGAACAGGAGCAACATCTACCGCAAGATTTTTAATAAAGGCTGCTCAACTTCCAGGATCCACAGTAGGCACTGTAACTGTTCCATATTTTGGGCGTGAAGTTAAATTTGCAGGAAACAGAACTTTCCCAGATTGGACTGTAACTGTAATCAATGATGAAGATTTCAAACTCAGAAATACATTCGAAAGATGGTTAAATTATATCAATGGGCATGATAGAAATTTAAGAGGAACTGGCGGGGTACCTACATTAAATTATTTTTCTGATTTGTCAGTAAGACAATATAGCAAAGGTGGAGATATAATTAAAGGTTATAAATTCATACAGGCTTTCCCAGTAGACGTTTCACCTATCGATGTAAATTGGGGTGACAATGATGCTATTGAAGAATTTACTGTTACCTTTGCATATCAATATTGGCTATCTGATACTACAGATTTAAAAATTAGATTTGATCCATTAGGTGATCAGTCTAGTGCCCGATAATAACGCCAATAAGTTGAATTCTATTATATCGTGATGCAAGGAGAGTATTTTGGCAATTAATTTATTTGGTTTTACCATATCAAGACAGAGGGCTGAAGAAGAATCGTTAGCCCAGCAATCGTTCGCTCCACCGAGTAGTGACGATGGCGCATTGACGATTACTTCTGCGGCCTATTATGGTACATATGTTGACCTTGATGGCACTGCAAAAAATGAAGTAGAATTAATTTCTCGTTATAGAGAAATGGCTATGCAACCAGAAATCGAATCGGCCATTGATGATATTATCAACGAAGCTATCGTACAAGATGACGATGGTAGAAATGTTAAGCTCATCATGGACGATTTGAAACAGCCAGATAAAATCAAAAAAGCAATCGCCGATGAGTTTCAAACAGTTCTGAGACTGTTGAACTATAATAACATGGCGCAGGACATTTTTAGACGATATTATATTGATGGTAGATTATTCTATCATATCATTATTGATAGAGAAAATCCTGTTGCTGGTATGAAAGAACTTCGTTATGTTGATCCTAGAAAGATACGCAAGGTTCGTGAACTAAGAAAGAAAAAAGACGAAAGAACTGGCGTAGAAATTATGGCTGTAATCAATGAGTATTACATCTATAATGATAAAGCAATTACTGGTACACAATCAAATTATGGTCCAGTAGGAACAAGAATTACCAAAGATTCCATCATCAATATTAATTCTGGTCTTATGGATTCTCGTCGTGCTATTGTGTTGTCTTATCTACACAAAGCAATTAAGCCTCTCAATCAATTACGCATGATTGAAGATGCAACAGTTATCTATCGTATTTCAAGAGCACCTGAACGTAGAATTTTCTATATTGATGTAGGTAACTTACCAAAACTCAAAGCAGAACAATACCTGCGTGATATCATGATCAAGTATAAGAACAAACTTGTTTATGATGCAAACACAGGTGAAGTTCGTGATGATCGTAAGTTCTTATCGATGATGGAAGATTTCTGGTTGCCTCGTAGAGAAGGTGGTAAAGGAACTGAAATTACTACACTACCAGGTGGACAAAACTTAGGTGAACTTGAAGATGTAAAATATTTTGAGAAAAAATTATATAAATCATTAAACGTACCTATCTCAAGGCTAGAATCATCTTCAGGTTTCACCATTGGTCGTTCATCTGAGATTACCAGAGATGAATTAAAGTTTGCTAAATTCATTGATAGACTGCGTAATAAGTTTGCTGAATTATTTGATCAAGCATTAAGAATACAATGCGTTCTTAAAGGTATCTGTACTGATGCTGAGTTCACAGAATTCAAAGAGCATATGTACTATGACTTTATCAAAGATAATAATTTTGCAGAACTAAAAGAAGCAGAATTAATGGCAGGCAGATTATCTCTGTTACAGCAAGTTGATCCATATACTGGCACATATTACTCGATGGGTTGGATTCGTAGAAATGTTCTACGCATGGATGACGATGAAATCAAACTCATTGATAAAGAAATCGATGAGGAGAAGAAAGCTGGTTTTGAAGTTCCGACTGAAGTGCAAAATGCAGTCACACAACAAAAAATGATGACTGATATTCAGATGGATGCACAACAGCAACAAATGCAGCAACAGCAAGATGCTCAACAAAATGTTGCGCCTGAGCAACCACAAAATGCTGTACAAAGCACACAGAATGTACCACAAAAGAAAAGTAAACCAAGTTCTACAAACTCTGCCGATTTGAGTTTATCAGAAAACTCTATGGCAAGAAGATTAACTAGAATATTATAAATATAATTTGTTTTTAATTAAAGGAAAATTATGAACACTAGAGCAATTATAGATTATGCAATTCAAGACGATGCAGCGGCCATGCGTGATGCTCTTTATGCTGAAATTCAAGATAGAGTCCATTCACACATTGAAGCGAAGAAGCAAGAAATTGCACACGGATTAATTAATCAAGAAGAAGATTACGAAGATTCGAATGAAGTTGAGTATGAAGAAGGAACTGAAGAAGAATGAAATCTTTAAAAGATTTTATTTCTGAAAAAAATATTGAGGAGGATGTTGACGGCATGCCTGGTGTGTTTACATCAAAGCCAGCAGATCCTCCTCCAGTTTTGATTATGCGTAGAAAATCCATTCGTGAGTTTCCAAATGGACAACGTGTTGCCTTGTATCAAGTAGACAAGTTAAATAAGTATATTACTATACCATACTATGTTAAGAATTGGGCAGCAGAAGAAACAGAATTATCTATAGTAGAAGCAGAGCCATTAGAAGAAAATGTTGTGCATCATTTACAGAATATTGTAAATAATCATGCTGCCAAATCAGTTAAATTTAAAGATGGTTCTTCAATGAAAGTTGATGCACAGACAGCAAATGCAATATTAAAAGTTCATGGTGCTGTTAACGATGAAAACAAGAAAAAGATTTCAGATATGGCTCATAAGAGCAAAACACATTTTAAAAAAGTAGCAGACTTTGCTTGGAAACATGTAACTTATAAAGCTAAGGATTAAGAAATGCCTAATTCATTTTCATATCAAGTATTAAAAGATGATACTCAAATGTCAGTTATTAAGTTAACTGGATTGTTTGATGGTTCAGGACAAGAAGAAAATATTGCTAGAATTCAAGCAAACACATTGTATGGTGCTTTAGATGCCAATAATGTTCCATTAAGAAGTGGATTAAGTTTGAGCAATACGGCTAAACCATATTATGGGCTAACAATAAATCGTTGCTGGTATGATACCGACACTGGATCAGGATCAGTAGAATTATACTGGAGAGCAAATAATAGTCCGCAAGCAGAACCAGATTCTGGTATACCAATTCTATTCATGCAAGGTAACGGAGAATACGATGGTGCAGGTAACTGGATTACAATTAAGAATCCAAGTGTAAATGCAAATACAAATGGTGATATCAGTATTCACACCAGAGGCCAAGTTGCTAATGCAAGCTATACAATCATTCTAGAACTGCGTAAAGATAATGCATACTATCAGCGTGGTCAGTTTAATGATCCAGCAGCATTTAACTATCCACCATATAGTATCACACCATAATTAAATGAAAGATATTGTTAGTTTAATTTTTGATAATAACTTCACTGAAGCAAAAGAGAAGTTAGAAGCTATTATTAATCAAAAAATTGAAGAAAAGATTTTTGAAAAAAGAGTTGAACTTGTTTCAGAAATGTTTGACGAGTTAGATTGTGATTTAAATATAGAAGAATTAGATGAAGCTAAAAATGTGCAACGCTCTGGTAGAACTAAAGTAGTAAGAGTTCGTGTTCGTGGTGGCAAAGTACAAACTAGAAAGAAGTTTTCTGCCGTACAAGGATACACTCTACGTGGTGGTAAATTAGTACGCATGTCATCGCAAGAACAACAAAAAAGAAAATTAGGTGCCCGTAAAGCTAAATTTAAACGCAGAGCAAAATTACAACAAGCATTAAGAAAAAGACAAAGGTCTTTAAGTAAAAGAAAGGCAATGGGAATATGAAACTCATTAAAGAAGTTTTTGACACAGTTAATTATCTCACAGAAGATAAAGACGGACAAAAACAAATGTACATTGAAGGACCATTTCTTGTAGCAGAAAAGAAAAACAAGAATGGTCGTTTGTATGAATATAATACGATGAAAAAAGAAGTTCATCGTTATACTGAAGATTATATTAACAAAAATCGTGCTTTTGGAGAACTAGGACATCCAGACACTCCTACAATCAACTTGGACCGTGTTGCCATTCTAATTACAGGACTGCGTGAAGATGGTACTCAGTGGATTGGTAAAGCAAAGGTGTTAGACACACCTATGGGCAACATTGCTAAAAAAATCATTGAAGGTGGTGGCCAAGTAGGGGTATCATCTAGAGGATTAGGTTCTCTTAAAAATGTGAACGGTGTCAATGTTGTACAACCAGACTTTTATCTTGCCACAGCGGCTGATATTGTAGCAGATCCTTCCGCACCCGGAGCTTTTGTCGAGGGCATTATGGAAGGTAAAGAATGGATGTTAGTAGATGGCGTTTGGACAGACAAAGATCAAACTCAAGCTATTCGTCAAATTAAACAAGCGAGTAGAAAAGAGATTGAAGCAGTAAGTCTACGCATATTTGAAAACTTCATAAAAAAACTTTAATTATAAATATCCAATATAGAAAAACAAGGAGATTTCTAAAATGCCTAAATTCAATCTTTCTGAAGCCGCTAAAGAAATTTTAGACGCATCTGTTGCATCTAAAAGAAGTGGTCAAGATTCACCATCAAAACTACCATCAAGTGTAGCTTACGGCACTCAAGAGGTAGGTTCGATCGGTACCGATCCCGAAAAAACAGATGAGGAACTACCTGATTACACAAAAGGTGTTCCTACAGCAACTCCACCAGGAGCAACACCTCCTGTAGGTTCAGAGCCAATGAAGAAGCTTTCTGGTCAACCACAAGAAACAATGGGTCGTGGTGATCTGAGAACTATTCAACAATCTGACGCTACAGATATGGCTGCTATTCGTGACCGTATTGCTGGTAAGCTAGCCCCACAAACAATGCCTATGAATCCTGGTGCTACATTCCAGTCATATCACGAAGGAATCGATATGTCTGATGACGTTGCAGCATTACTAGAAGGCGAAAACCTATCTGATGATTTCAGAAATAAAGCAACAACTATTTTTGAAGCGGCTGTTCTGTCAAGAGTCGAGACAATTGTTGAATCAATCGAATCAAATCTAACAGAAGAATTCCAAGTTGCTATCGAGCAAGTTAAGGAAGACTTAGCTGAAAAACTGGATGATTATCTGACATACATGGTTGAAGAATGGATGCAGCAAAATGAACTAGCAGTCGAAAGAGGCCTACGTGCCGAAATCGTTGAAGAATTCATTGGCAAACTACGCAATCTATTCGTAGAATCATATATCGATATCCCAGAAGAAAAAGTTGATGCAGTAGAAGAATTAGTTGGTCGTGTTGAAGAACTAGAAGATGCTCTGAATGAAGAAATTCAAAAGAATGTCGAGTTCACAAAAGCGATTAACGAACACAGAAAAATCGAGGCTATACACGCAGCATGTGAAGGCCTTACACAGACTCAAGTAGAAAAAGTAAAAGCACTCGCAGAGGGTCTAGAATTTACTACTGAAGAAGATTTCGGAGAGAAGCTAGAGACAATCAAGGAATCATATTTTCCAAGTCAAGTAAAAGCTGCCGAAACGTCTGATCTGAACGAAGAAATTCAAATTGAAGATGAAGATAAAAAAGCAGTTCAATCTTCAGATCCAATGATGAGTGCTTACGCTCAGGCAATCACTAAAACTTTGGCAAAATAAATAAAAAACCAATAATAAAAAAGGAGATTTAGATGTATCTATCTGAACAACTACAATCAAAATGGAAGCCAGTTCTGGAGCATCCAGAGCTAGAAGCCATTAAAGACCCTTATAAGAAAGCGGTCACAGCAATGGTTCTTGAGAACCAGCAACAAGCTATGCAACAAGACGCTGGCCTACTGAATGAAACAACATCAGCAGGTCCTACTAACATCACAGGCGGTGTTCAAAACTTTGACCCAATTCTGATTTCGTTAGTTCGTCGTGCATTACCTAACCTTATTGCTTATGATGTTGCTGGCGTTCAGCCAATGACAGGTCCTACAGGACTGATCTTTGCAATGAGAGCAAGATATGCTAGCCAAGGCGGTGGTGAAGCTTTCTATAACGAAGCTAACACTATCTTCTCTGGTACTAGCTCACAAAGCAACCCATACGGTTTTGCAGGTACTCCAGCAACCGACGTTGGTACAAACCCAGTCGCCAGCTTAACAGCTAATGCTTACACAACTGGTATTGGCCTACCAACTGCAACTGCTGAATTCTTGGGTTCAGAGTCTAATGCAGCATTCCAGCAAATGGCATTCAGCATTGAGAAAGTTTCCGTAACTGCTCAAAGCCGTGCATTGAAAGCTGAATACTCACTAGAACTAGCACAAGACCTGAAAGCAATCCATGGTCTAGATGCTGAGACAGAACTAAGCAACATTCTGTCAACAGAAATTCTAGCTGAAATCAACCGTGAAGTTATTCGTACAATCTACACCACTGCTGTTGCTGGTGCTCAGTATGGTACAACAACTGCTGGTTATTTCGACCTAGATACAGATTCAAATGGCCGTTGGTCAGTTGAGCGTTTCAAAGGTCTGATTTTCCAAATCGAGCGTGATGCTAACGTAATTGCAAAGCAGACTCGTAGAGGAAAAGGTAACGTTCTGATCGTTTCTTCAGACGTTGCTTCAGCTATGGCTATGGCTGGTGTTCTACAATATACACCTGCTCTACAAGCTGACCTACAAGTAGATGACACAGGCAATACATTTGCTGGTCTACTACATGGTCGTATCAAGGTTTACATCGATCCATACTTCGGTGGTTACACAAGCAACCAAGAACTAGTAACAGTTGGATATAAGGGTGCATCTCCTTATGACGCTGGTCTGTTCTACTGCCCATATGTTCCACTACAAATGGTTCGTGCTGTTGACCAGTATACATTCCAACCAAAAATTGGATTCAAGACTCGTTACGGTATGGTAGCTAACCCATTTGCACAAGGTCTAGCACAAGGCAATGGTGCTCTATCTGCTCGTAGCAATGTGTACTATCGTATTTTCGGGGTAAAAAACCTGATGTAATTGATGAAGTCACCATTAAGAGTGACGATTAAGAGACTCCTTCGGGAGTCTCTTTTTTTTATATAAATACTCCATAAGGAGATAACATGGCTCAACTAATTCGTCCACCACAGAATACTAATTTTTTACAATCTACAAAGTTTGTATTGACTTTTCCTAGAATAAGCAATACACAATATTTTTGTCAAGAATTTAATTTACCTGGTGTATCAACATCTGAAATAACTTATCCTACTCCTTTTGTCGATCTGTATATTCCTGGCGATAAACTAGTTTATGAACCATTGAACGTTACATTTATTGTTGATGAAGAAATGGTTTCGTGGACAGAAATTCATGATTGGTTAAGGGCTATGACATTTCCTACCAATTTTGAAGAATACAAAAATCTAAAAAATTTATCTTCAGTATCATATAATTCACCAAAACCACAATACTCAGATGGTGTTTTAAATGTATTGAGTGCATTAAACAATCTAAAACTTTCTGTAAAATTTACAGATATCTTTCCAACGTCACTATCTGCCATTCAGTTTAATTCTACAGATACAGACACACCAACAATGACTGCCACGGCAACATTCAGATATTCTTGGTACGATATAAAAAGAACTTGACAATAATTAATTGGCTATGATATAATCAAGATTGGTTAACTTTTATAGTTTTTTTATTATGGAAACTTTAGAACAAGTATTGAAATATTGGGAAACTGATTCTGTCGTTGATGAAACGGAACCGTCAAGAGAAATCATTCGTATCCCAAATCTGCATAGTAAATATCTGAACATTATGACAAAGCATAAGATCGCTGTCAAGAAAGCTACCTTTGATTACCATCGAATGAAGAAAATCAAGTGGGAATACTATACAGGTAAAATGGATGAAGATGAATTGAAACAATACGGATGGGAACCGTTTCGTTTTACCCTCAAATCCGATGTGTCTACATACTTAGAGAGTGATGGTGATTTAATTAAACTTCTAGAGAAAAAGGTATATCATGAAGAAGTCGTTGAGGTCTGTACTGCTGTTCTTAAAGAACTAGCAAACAGAACATGGCAACTTCGTGAACATATGACACATGAGCGATTCATCCAAGGAGCAAGATAACTTAGTTATCACAAAAAAGAATGAAGTATATGCACACATTGAATGTGAAAAGCATTTAGCCAAAGAGCTATCTGAATATTTCACTTTCTTTGTTCCTGGGTATCAATTCACACCAGCATTTCGCAATAGACTTTGGGATGGAAAGATAAGGTTATTTGACCAAAGAAGCAATACCATCTATCTAGGTCTTTTACCATACATAGAACAATTCGCTAGTGAACGACAGTATGATATTGGATATGGTGATCCAAGACCAGACTTAACAGACGATTTCTCAGTATACCTTGCTAATAAATTTGTAGAAGAACTAAGTTTACATTCTCAAAGAAAATCAATACAAGTTCGTGACTATCAGCTAGAAGCTTTTGTTCATGGTATGCGTCACAGGAGAGCATTGTTATTGTCTCCTACAGCATCAGGTAAGTCTCTCATCATATACCTTTTTATACGTCAATTCCTTGAATACAAGGGCTACAGAGGGTTAATTATAGTCCCGACTACATCACTAGTAGAACAATTATATACTGACTTTATAGACTATTCTACAGAGAATGGTTTTGATGTAGAAGCTAATGTACATAGAGTATATCAAGGCAAAGATAAAGTGTCAGAAAAGAATCTGATTATCTCTACATGGCAGTCCTTATACAAACTACCGAAAGAATACTTTGAACAGTTCGATTATATAATTGGTGATGAAGCTCATTTGTTCAAAGCTCAATCATTGACTACTATAATGACTTCTTGCATTAACACAAAATATCGTATCGGTTTGACTGGCACATTAGATGGTACAAAGACACACAAACTGGTGCTAGAAGGTCTATTTGGACCTGTAGAGAAAGTTACCACAACAAAGAAACTAATTGAAAATGAACAATTAGCAGAGTTCAATATCAAGTGTCTGATATTGAAGCATTCTGAAGAAACGGCAAAAGAATTAAAGAAAAAAGAATATAAAGATGAAATAGAATATTTAATTGGATGTGAAGCTAGAAACAAGTTTATCAAGAATCTAGCATTATCACTCGGTAATAATACATTAATTTTGTATCAATATGTTGACAAGCACGGCCAATTGTTATATGATTGGATTGCCAATGCCAAGAATATAGGCAACAGAAAAGTGTTCTTTATTCACGGTGGTGTTGATGCAGAGGAACGAGAACAAGTCAGACGAATTATGGAGGAAGAAAAAGATGCAATTATTGTGGCTTCTTTTGGTACTTTTAGTACCGGCATTAATATACGCAATTTACATAACATTATCTTTGCGTCTCCCTCCAAATCTAGAATCAGAAACTTGCAATCAATCGGTAGAGGACTCAGAAAAGGAGCAGGAAAAGAAAAAGCAGTCCTCTTTGATATTGCCGATGACCTTCGAGTCGGCAAACACATGAACTTTACTTTGAGGCATTTCGTGGAAAGAACAAAGATATATAATGATGAGGGGTTTCCTTATAAACTCTACAAAATAGGACTCAAGAATGGAACAAATTAAAATAGTCCGTCTCAAAACTGGAGTTGACATTATTGGTACTATAATTGAACAAAACTATTCAACATACATCAAAGATGGTATGATAATAGAGATTCATGATGATCATCGTAATCAAAAACAAATCTTAACCCTTGCTAACTGGGCACCTTCTTCAATCATAAAAACAAACGAATGCGTTATTGGAGAAAATGATATTTTAACCAAGTTCGAACCTACAGATACTTTTGTGGAACATTATCTTGGTACTTTGAGAACTTTATCTTCTTTGGCTAAAGCAAAGAAAGAAGTAGATGAACTTAATGATGATGAAATAACTAATTTGATTGAAGCAATGGAAGAAAAAGAATATCACACCTTACAGTAATTAATCCTTTTATTAGCATCATTCTGGACATACTCAGTATATCGAGTTGTCAAGACCTTGTCAACACTTTTTTATGGTAAACTTATGAAACAGAAACACTATGTAAATAACGAAGATTTTCTCAAAGCTCTGGTACAATACAAAAAAGATTGTAAACAAGCAATCAAACACAAAGAACCTAAACCAAGAGTACCTGAATATATTGGTGAATGTTTCATGAAGATTGCTGAAGGACTATCTCATAAACCAAACTTCATCAATTATCCACATCGTGATGAGATGATTGGTGATGGTATTGAAAACTGTTTGATGTATTTTGAAAACTTCAATCCAGAAAAATCTAAGAATCCATTTGCGTATTTTACACAGATCATTTATTATGCTTTCCTTCGTCGTATCCAGAAAGAAAAGAAGCAGTTGTACGTCAAATACAAAGCCACACAGCAAGTTGGCATTTTAGATGAGTATGAGATGTTGGAGTTTGAAGATGGCACTACCAGACAATTTGAACTCTACGATAATATTTCCGAATTCATTGAAAATTTCGAAGAAGGCAAACGAAAGAAAAAAGAGGCAAACAAGCCTAAAGGTATTGAAAACTTCCTAGGAGAGTGATATAATCGGAGCTGGATTATTATAGGATACAATAAATGTCAAAGGTAGCAATTATTACTGATCAGCATTTTGGTGCTAGGAATGATGCTTTAGTCTTTTTAGACTTCTATGAGAAGTTCTATAAAGAAACTTTTTTTCCAACTCTGAGAAAAAAAGGTATTAAGCAAGTATTAATTCTTGGTGACACTTTTGATAGAAGAAAATATGTCAACTTCTATACTCTCAAAAGAACCAAAGAGATGTTCTTTGATATTCTTCAAGATGAAGGTTTCGAAGTATACATGTTGGCAGGTAATCATGATACTTACTTCAAGAACACGAATGAAGTAAACTCTGTAGATTTATTGCTGCAAGAGTATGGAAATATTCATGTGATTGATTCACCAGAACACATTTACATTGGTCCTCATCAAATTTGTATGGTACCATGGATCTGTGCAGACAACTATGATGAATGCATAAACTTCATCAAAGAAACGAAATCGGATATCTGCATGGGTCACTTTGAGATTGCAGGATTCGCAATGTACAAAGGAATGCCATCAGATGAAGGACTTGATAGAAATATTTTCAGAAAATTCGAATTTACTTTCAGTGGGCATTATCACCATAAATCTTCTGCTGATGGGATTTACTATCTTGGTAACCCGTATGAGCTTACCTGGCAAGATTACAACGACCCTCGTGGTTTTCACATTTTTGATCTTGATACTAGACAGCTTGATTTTGTTCAGAACCCTAACATAATGTTTCATAAAGTTGTCTATGATGACAAGAATAAAGAGATCAAGGAAATATCTAATCATGATATGACACCTTATACAAGTAAGTACGTTAAGGTTGTTGTCTTGAATAAAACCAATCCATATCTGTTTGACGTATTCATCAACAATCTTTATCAAGCAAATCCTGCCGATATTACCATCGTTGAAGATTTTACAGACTTGACAGAAGGTGTAAGTGATGATATAATCGATCAGGCTGAAGATACTCTTACCATCCTAAATAACTATGTGGATGCTATCCAAGAAGATAATTTGGATAACAGTAAATTGAAATCTATTCTCAAAGAACTTTACTTAGAAGCCATAAACACAGAAAAAGTATGATTATATTTGAAAAGGTTAGATGGAAAAACTTTCTGTCTACTGGAAACTGGTTTACTGAAATTGACCTAAAACGTTCACCAAACACATTAATTATTGGTTCAAATGGATCAGGAAAGTCAACTATTCTTGATGCATTGACTTTTGGTTTGTTTGGTAAGCCTTTTCGTAAAATCAACAAACCTCAATTACCAAACTCTATCAACGAAAAGGAATGTCTAGTAGAAATAGAGTTTACCATAGGTAAAAAAGCATACAAGATTATTCGTGGTATCAAGCCTAATGTATTTGAAATCTACATTGATGGCAAACTATTGAATCAGGATGCAGCAGCTAAAGATTATCAAGAAGTGTTAGAAAAGAACATTCTCAAATTAAACTTCAAGTCTTTTACACAGATTGTTATTCTTGGCTCTGCATCCTTTACTCCATTCATGCAACTATCAGCAGCAGATCGTAGAGGTATCATTGAGGACTTACTTGATATTCAAATCTTTTCTTCCATGAACTCTTTGGTAAAAGAAAAGATGGGTGAGATCAAAGATAAAAGTGTTCAACTAAAATATGACTTGGATCTGACAGCAGAGAAAATAGAACTACAGAAACAAAACATTGAAGAAAACAAAAAACATAACGATGCTGAGATAGAAAAAAAGAAAGAAGAAAT